TCAACATTCTCACCTATGAGTTCATTGCAGAACGACTTGTAGTCATGCCCTTTCATGGATAACCACTTGCGAAAATGTGCTCTATCTAGCATTAGCGTACCACTGCTAAACACGTCTGCCATTGAGTTACGGTGAACATCGAACCTAACACGTATCTCTCCACGAGGTAGTCTACCGAAGTCAACCACAGGTTTCTGTCCTGCTGTGTGCATGATTGTGACTGCAACATTAGCGAAGTCGTTGAGGTAGTCAGCAATGATGTCGAATGAGTCTAACTTGCTTTCAGCAGCAACAGTACGAATAGCACCAATCTGCCCTAATACCCACTCTGTGCCTTTAGCATAGTCATAGTCAATCAAGCCCCATTCCTTAGCAAGTTTAGATGATAGGTCTGCAAGGATAATAGCCTGTTCCCAGAAGCGTTCTTCACCACTGAAACTTGCGTCATACTTCTTGTGGAACTTATCAGTTGCTTCGGCAATCATAGCCCTTATGCCATCACTACCTATTTCTATCAACTTACCTAAGTATATATGACCAACATGTCCGTAGTTGCTTGTTATGAAGTTATAGATATTTCGCCCTGCTTCACTGTTCTTGGTGAATAACTCGTGTGATGGTACAGTAACTTCCAGTAAACGTGCCATCTGAGCATCAGTATCCAACCCAGAGGCTATTAACTTCGATTGTAGCGACTTATTCGTTGATACCATAACTGGTGTTGCCCAAGTCTTAGTTTCCTTCTCAATCGCAGCACGGTTAAGTCTAGCCTTATCTCTACCTTGGCTTACCCAGTAACAGAAGTCAGCAACATCTCTATCTTGCATCATGGTTACTTCATCTACTGTCATCGGTAGGTGAGCATATAGTCCCATTCTATGGAACAATGTGTTCTGTGTGAACTTTGATGCGAAGTGTAACTTGTCTGGGTCACCATAAATGGACTGTACCCAGTACTGTGCTAGTGTCTTACCTCCACCAGTTGGTCCATACAAGGATATAGTTAGTCCTTTCAGTCCAGTGAAGTTATATAATGGGGCAGAAAATCCAACACCTAAGGCGAACATATGACTCGGCATATTAATTTTATCTAGCATATTAGTCATCTTAGTCCACGCTTCAGCACTACCTTTCTTACCATACATATCAGTACCTATCGTGTTAGATACTGTTGATAACGAAACTTTGTCTTCTTTGATGACATCTTTGTCATCCTTATAGATAACAGTGTCACCTATAACAAAATATGTATCTTTCTCTTTCCAACCCATAGTTGAGTATAGGTTAGTCATAGTGCGTATCTGTCTTAGTTCTTCCATGTAAGTTCGTAGCATAAGTTGAAAGTACTCCGTTTGTCGTTTATTAAATAATACTATCCCTTGGTCTGCTATTGCAGTAGGGAATTCTCTGCTCCCATCAGTTAGAAATGCTTGTCGTAATACCAGTTCACTCCACCCTATATGAGGGCGTTTCCAATGGTAGCGTACTACTTCATAGCCTAGATGGTCATCACGACCATAGCCAACAGGATATATATCAAACTTGCATATGTCAATGTCAGTATCGTCAATGGTCATCTTGATGCCCTGTGTAGTTCTTTTGAATGGTTTAGGCATAAGTACCGAGTTTGCTACCTTATCTGGTGCTTCTGCATTAACTGCTACCTCTTGGTACTGTATGCCTAATCTTGCAGGTGAGCCAACCTTATCTTTGAATTTGCATCCTCTACAGCCATTAGGTCTGTCAGAATGAAACTTGCCACAGGTAGTCGGACCAGTAGCGTTAGCCTTCCATTGTATTACTTTCTTTCTTGTTACTGATTCAGAGTAATCGTTGTGTCCTTCACTCCATTTAATTGCTGTATCTTCTGGGTCTACACAAAATGCAGCAACTCCAATTAAGTCATACCATAATGGCTCTGGTACATCTTTTTGGTTCTTAATAGCCCAACTTATCTGTTTGCACTTGCTTGCTACAACTGAACCAATGGCAGGTGGGAACTCAGTTTCGACTGCTAATTTACCTAACAACGAGTTCTCACGAGGTTGTCCTAAATGGTGGGCCCCTGGATGTTGCACGTAATGTGTTAGAATGTCAGAAAGAACCTCAGGTGTAACAGGCTCAGCATCCATCAACAACTTCACCTGCTTTCCATTCTTCGGATTGTGTGTGCCTACTGGTCGTAATACCAGTGCTGTATTAGTTGTTAGTCCTGCATCAATATGAAATTGTTTTTCTACTGATGCTAGTTTCATAGCACTTGCAAGCACCTTCCACTTATGTGGGTCTAGTTCTTTAGTCAGTACCCAGTAGACATGCAGTCCATTACCAGAGAATATAACCATAGGTTTAGGCAATTTCATACCATTAACAAATTTACCTAGGGCAGTTAGACCTTCTTTCCAAGATGGATATGGCTTTGATTTGCCACAGTCTACATCTAAAGCAACCACTTTAGTTGCTCTTACATTGTCTTGTTTTCTATTTCCTTTCTCTTTAAATGCTGAGATTGCATAGTAGGTGTTGTTTTTTGACTGGTCTGACCTAATACAGACCTTTGATAATTCTTCTACACTGTCAAAGAACCCTTGCCTATTGCCATCTTTGTTGATAACGGTGGTAACATAGAATCCCTTGGACGGTAGAACTCGTTGTAGAAACTCCAACGTATTCATGTGTCCTCCTTAAAGACGGGGAGAGGAACACTATAAACCTCTCCCCAGTCTGGTTAATGATACTCCTCTAAGTACTCGAGAAGTCTCTTTTTTCTGTCAACTGGTTCCATCACAATGATATCTGGTGACGGCCATGCCTTATCTTGCATAACTGCCAGTAGTTTTCTAAGAGTAACACGCACTTTCTTATCATTTTCCTTACGCATAGGTTGGCCTTTTCTCCAACTGTGGTAAGTCATGCGTGATACACCCATCACTGATGATAAGTCAGTGATAGTCAGCATCATATGCTTTCTAAGAGACTCCACTTTAGAAAAGTCAAGTGGGGCTTTATTTGTCATCTGCTACATCTCCTACAAGTGCAGCAATCTCATCAGCCAGACTACTTGCCGCAGCATCAGCAACTGGTGCTGCATCTGGTTCTTCAACAGCCTTCTTGGCTTTAGATTTTGCCTTAGGTTTAGGTTCTTCAGTTGCTACTTTACCGAATCCCTTTACTTCTTTTTCCTTAGTAGGGGCTTCAATAGCAGGTGCTGACACGATAGTAGCCTCTTTAATGATTTCCTTCTCACCTGTAATGGTCAGAACTGCATCAATACCAAACAACTTATCAACTGCTTCCTGTGCTGCTTCATCAATAAACCCACCAAAACCAAATGCTAGTTTCGGATATGATGCATCAGTGTCAAAAGAAACTGTTGTCTTGACAATCTCTGGTGGAATACCTCTAGTAGATAGTTCTTTCTGGTAGGTATTCAACCCTTTTAACGCACCTGGTGTTACTTGTAACAAGTACACTGCACCAGTTGGGTCATCTGCAGCAACCACTGCTAACCGTTTTTGGTCTGCACATGCTTTAACTTGCTGACCTTGTGGTGTTATCTTAGAACCCCAAGCGTTTTGTGGGCATGAAGCACACAAATCATTCTGAGGCTTAGTGCTGTCAACATGTGGACCAACACCATCTAGTGAAAAACAATCTGGTGCTGATGGCTCTGCATCTGGAGTCCATGGCTTTTCATACCATGTCTTAGATAGCCTAGGATTAGCACCCACAACGATTACATCTAACTTGGTTGAATCAAGTAAAGTCTCAGTACCACCATCTACAATACGGAATCTACTGCCTTTAATTGAAATTCGTGGAAAACCATCACTTGTTGGCAATCCACCTACTAATGACTGTGCTAATGTAGATGGCACACCCACTTTGCCTGCAAGATGTGCAGGAACTTGTATATCACTCGGAACAATATTTGACATTGTTTTACTCCTTTTTATTATTAAACATCTAACTTAGGTGCAGGTTTACGGACATTGACATCAACCCTTGTACCGTATGTAACTCCTGCAGGAACGGCCTTGTTCATGTCGATGTATCCACGAACTGCCACTTTACTTACACGCTTCTCGAGAAGGTCGTATGCTTCGTTTTCTTGTATGAACCCTAGCATAGCATCCCAATCGGCAACTCTAGCAAAATCATTGGTAGTCAGAAATGCTGTACCGTGATTGGTTTTGAAGGATGTTACTCCATCAGCATCTGCCTTTTCCTTTATCCATGCTTCAAGTTTAGCCATGTTTTCTTTAATATCCTTGACTTGGGCTTTCGCTTCATTCTCAATGGACTCTTTCTTGAGGCGTAACTTCATGTACGTCTCGATTATCTGGTCTACATTTAGACTCATATGTCACCTCACTCTGTTTCTTGCTGTATTAAATCAAGAAGCAACCCTTGTAACTTTTGTTTGTTACGCAGTCTATCGTACATCTTAGATTCCACAGCAATAGATTCTATATGTACAACATTCGATATGTGCTTCTTACCTATTCGCTCAATACGACCATTCGCTTGAACGTACTGTTCATTGCTTGTCACTGGTCCATACCATATGATAGTAGATGCTGATGTTAGTGTTAAACCGTGAGCCATCGTGCCTGGATGTGCTATTAACACATGTGGTTCTTCACTGCTTTGGAAATCATTGAATATCTTATTACGCTTTGCAGCACTTACAGCACCATTAACAATAGCAGTTGACCAACGATTTTTCAATTTATTCTCTAACATATGTAATGTTCCAGTCAATGGAACAAACACTATAACTTTCTCACCTGCTTCTTCTATCACTTCTTCTACCACTTTAACTCTTGGCATACAGTCCAACTCAATGTTCTGTTTGTCGTCGTCATAGACTACGCCACATGCTATCTGTACAAGTTTCTGTAACTTGACAGCCTCATTAACAGCAGTAATAGAACCTTCTTCTTCCTTAAATTCAATTATGAAACGCTTAAGCATTTCTTTGTAATACTTCTCTTGCATCTTAGTCAATGGTACTTTTCTAGTCTGCACAATGGTATCTGGCAAGTCAAAGCACTCATCTCTTACATATCTCACTGATGGCTGTAGTACATCTTTTACAATGTTCACTGACTCTGGTCTAGGTATCCATTTCCACTGACCTATCTTCATCATTACTTGGTCACGAAATGCAGTATATGTGCTAGAACAGTATGGGCTGTTGACTAACTTTGCTAAAGCCCAAGCGTCAGTTGGGTCATTAGGTGTCGGTGTACCTGTCATCATCCACAATCTTGCCTCTTTGTTGGCTTCTATCCATTTACGGAATATCTTAAAACGATTGGTAGATGGGTTACGCAACACTGCTGCTTCATCAACTATAACAAGGTCAAACATATTCATTGCATCTTCAGCAATGATGCCAAAACCATCATGATTAACGATATAGAAGTCAGCCTTAGTGCCAAGTAACTTCTTCCTTCTCGCTGCAGTACCGTGTAAAGTTACTGATATTCTATTCAGAAACCCTGTAAAAATACTATCACCCCATACTCGCTCAAGTGTAGACAATGGTGCTATGATTAAACATTTCTTTACCATACCTATGTTCATCAAGTAATCTGCTGCCCACAATGCTGACTGTGTCTTACCAGTACCAATGTCATTGAGTACCAATGCTTTTCTGTGCATAGTCAAGAATGCTGAAGTTAGACGCTGATGCTTATATGGTATAAATTTACCAACCCAATCATAATAGTGCAAGATAGGTGATGGTACAGTTATACCAAGATTACGAAGAACCTTTACTTCATCTATCTTATGTGGTGCAACGACTAACTCATTACCATTGAATGTCATCTTCTTTGCAGTCGGTATGCAATCAAGTACACGATTAGGGTTGACTAATTTTAATGCAATAGCCTTTGCTTGTTCTACAACTACCATTGGAACTCCGTATGCCATGCATCATAGACAATATAATGCTCTACTTTACTTATTGTTTCGTCATCATAGACTAGAAAGCACTTACCACCTGCCTTCTCTATGTCAGCCATACATTTAACCTGTAGAGGTGTAGGTTTCCTGTTCTTGTCTGACTTGACCTCAATCCCAAGCAGTCTACCCTCAACTATTGCTAGTCTATCGGGTATGCCTGCCTTTCCAAATGGTCCAGACTGAGGGCTGAAGTACCATACCTTTCGTCTTTTAAGCATGGCGTCTAATTTTCGCTTAACTTTCCCTTCTGGTGTTGATGCCATATTTTCTCCTTTTTACTTTTAAATTATACCTATATTTACAACTATGTCAACTAAAGTTTTGCGTAGTCGCATATATGTTTCGCAGGACACCAAGGACATAACCCACTTGGTTTTGGTGGCCAAGTGTCGTGTTCCAATGACTCATAAATTCTGTTAATTCGAGCCATTATCTTTGCCCACATTTCGTTGGACTGTTCACGCTTGTAAACTTGTGTGTCCATCTTATAGTCTCGTAACCACACCAGTGCTGATGTAACACTATCAACTTTCGGGTAATGCTTGAATACCTGCAATGCAAATATCTCCATCTGTGTAAAATCTGGTCGGCGTTTACCTGTCTTCCAGTCTAATACAAATACTTTCTTCTGGTTCTCATGAATCATAAGTACATCAAGCACAGACCTAAACCATGCATCTGGTGCAAACCACTCTGTAGGTGTTAAGTTCTTATTCAGTGTCATCTTCTGTTCAACAAACAATTCCCCATCTTCTGACTCTTGCTCAATAGCCGCACATAGCGACTCGTACTTCTTCGTCTCGTCAGTTAATGGTGTCTTGTCTTTCAATCTAAGTTCTAATGCTTCATGAATACGCTCACCATATTTACTTGCATCACTTCCTTCATCTTGAACTTCTTTGTTAATTCGTTGGTGCATATACCTTCTAGGGCAATTCTCGTACATCTTAAGAGCCGAGAATGAGTGTGTTATGTTCATTTAGTTTCTCCGTAGTTATCACCAATCTCCCCTTCACAGGCTATCGGTAGGTCTGTTGCCCAACTTGGTGGTTTGGACATCTCTTGTACTATAAATTCCAATGCTTCGTCTGCTTCTTCTTCCTTCACTATAACAATTACCTCATCATGGACCTGGAAAGACACATGATAGCGTTGTCCTATGCGTACCATCTGCTCTGCAACTACATTCCTAGCAAGGGCTTGAACTATATTCTCTACCACTTTTCCCCCATATATGCGAGTCCAGTTATTACCTGCAATATGTTCACCCGACATATACTTCTTATATGCTCGAGAGTCAGCAAGATACGAAAACCCATTCGTGTCTGCTTTTAATGCAGGGTAATGAATACGCAAACCATTAGGCATCAATATACCTTCATGGTCATAAGACAGAATGTCGTTAATCTGTCCTCCACCACCTGCTAGCATGCCTGTCAGAACCGAATTACATCTGTTCCAAAGTCCAACAATCTTATGGTTCTTTTGTCTATATAAGTTTACTATTCGTTGTGCTTCAAATTCATCCACATCAACGGACATTCCCCCCATACCTAGCGACAAAGTATCCTTGAACTTGACATGTCCCATGCCATATCCTAGTCCTAGTATACAGGTTTTACCAACAAATCGCTTGACTTTATCAATCTGTTTCAAGGGTTGACCATATACATCAGAAGCAAACTCGCTGTATACATCTCGCCCTTCTCTAAATGCATTAAGCAAGTCCTCTTGACCTGCTATATATGCTGTCATTCGTGCTTCAATCTGTGATGAGTCACAAGCAATCATCTTATGCCCCAATGGTGCAGTCAATGCTTTACGGATAGCACCATTACGAGGTAAATTCTGTAAGTTTAGTTTGTCCCCCCCAGAGAACCTGCCAGTATGAGCACCATAGTAATTGAGCATAATGGGTAGATAACCTCGCTTAGAGGTTTCAATCAGCCGTTCAGTTCTAGTTTCCTCGATTGTGGATTTGATACCAAGTCTGGCTGCCAGAAGATTCCTAACCATAGGGTTATCATGCCCCAACAAGTTTGTGAATGCTTTGTCAGTCTTAGCAAAGGCGTAGGCAACTTTACCTGTCCTTATGCTAGTTTTGGTAGGGGGTTCGACATCTAGTAGTTTGAGCAGACTAGCAAACATCTCGTTGCTCATAAGCACTTTCTTTATCTGTGTTTCACTAAGTTTGTCGTTCATTGATAGGTCGTTTATTAAATCTGTTTTCTTTTGCTTAACACCAGATAGATGATTTTCTAATACAGTAGTGTCAAGTATTACTGTTGGTTCTGTGTACATACGCAGAGTCTGGTCTATAATCATCAACTCGTGAGCAGGAAATCCCTGTCTTAGTTTGTTGAACAGACTATAAGTGAGGTCTACATCAAGAATACAGTAACTAGCGAAGTCTTCTATTTCGCTTTGACTAAAGTCTTTACGGCGTTTGCCTATTGTGTTTTCTAATTCTGTTCCCTTTCTTCCTAGATTGTAGTGTTCCACTAATGCTTTTAGCGAACTACCTTCAGTCATTCGGTGTTTGGGTTTGGACATGGACATGGTATCAAACCAGAACTTAGGCTTGATACCATAATTCCACGACAATATAGCACCATCAAAGTATGTGTTATGGCATAGTACAGCCTTATCGGAATAATCAAGACTGTTCAAGAATTTTCCAACATCTTCACCACTATACCAGTCGGTAGGATTATCATTTACCTTAACACCTACACCTATAACCTCGAAGTCTGGACTACGAATGTATTCTTCCACTGTCATTTTTGCCAGTGAATACTTCTTGTCGTAATAGGTTTCAAAGTCGATGGTTACTATGTCCATTACTTCTCCATTAAAGGTTTTAACTCGTTGTACACTTCTCTTGCTTCATCTAGACTCATAGCAAAAGTCTTACCTGTAATAGAGAAGGTAACCAGTAGTGTAGGTTTCTTGACAACTTGTTTCCGTTTGGTTGTCTTCGCCTTAAGAGCTTTCTTAGCGCCTGGATGGTTCTTATCTGTCAATCCTGCTTCACTAAGAATAGAATAAGCATACTTTAGTTTAACACTACAAGCCTTTGCTTGCTCTTTTCTAGACATAGTAGGATTTGCTGTGGCAAAATCTATGATTTTCTGTTTCTTCGATTTTTTATATATCATATTACTCTCCTTTTAAATGAAAGATATCAACACCGTGACCACAATTTCTTGAGTACAGGTTTGCTATCTCTACTGCTCGTTGTGCATCAGCACCCATTGCTAATGCTCCGTAGGCAAGGTCTTGCCCACTTCCAAAAGCACAGGCATTAAACCCATGCTCTATAGGTATTGGCGATTGTTCATATCGTTTCAACCCATGTTCATCTATCACTATAAAGTGACACCAATTACTACGCATCTGCCCTTCGGGGAATGGTGTATCTACCCCCCTCTTGTACCACGCCATCATTTCGTAAATACGCTTAACTGAACCTGTTCCTGTAAGAATAGCACCTTCATGACGCCACGCTTTAACAACTCTATGATGTATGCTACCAGACAGGGCAGCCCTGTCGGTAGCAAGTGTTTTACCGTCCCATACAATTACACTCATTTCTTACCCCTTTTCTTCACAACTTGTTTCTCAAACACTCCAAATTCTCTGCGTAAGTCTATGCTACGAGTATCACATATCTTCTTGACAGTATCTATAACTGCTGCAGGTGTTGGTCTTGTCCAGTTCCAGTAGTAAGTTGCATTGCTCTCAGCAATACCTTTAAGCAATTCTGGGGAAAACTTGCAATCTCTAATGCTAGTGTATAGTAACTTGTGGTAATGCTTAGTTGACCAATCTGGCATACTATGATGTGTGCTATTAGCAGTTTTAGCCTTCTCGATAGTATCAGATATGCCCTCAAACACATTCATCTTGGCTCTCACCTTGATACCTGCCTTGAATTTACGCAATGCTCTAAGCCATACGAGTCGTTTCTCTGCAATAACAATGAGTTCATCATCTGGTCTAGCATTAAGACATTCACCTGTAAACAAGTCAAATGTTATGCCTTGAAAATACTCTGGTGCATTCTTCTTAACCCAAGTATCGGGAAGATAGTAACTTGCCCAACCATCGTCGTCGTAACTATCAGAACCTAGTTCCTTGAGTATCTTGTCAACGTGAGCAATGCGATATCTACCCTTTCCAACTCTAAGTATGTGGAAGGGTAATGCTCTGTGCAAAGCACCAGTCAAGGTATGTGAACTACGCCATACTTCTTCTACTGTGGCAGTAAATACACATTTCCCATCGGGTGCTATGTTAGAACGAGATGGCATAAATCTACAAAACTCACCTGTCCAGTTATCAACACCATAGGCTTTATTATCCCTCTTGTGTACTCTTGCCCAAGCACGAAGTGGCTTACCCTTTTCGGGAAATCTTGCTCTTTCATAATACTGTTTAACCTGTTCATAGGTCTTTATTGGGGCAGTTCTCAGCCAATGATACTGCCTCTCCTCGTCAGATTTAAATCTTAAGAAGTCTCCTTTCTCATCTGTATGTACTTTTTGGTCATACT